AAAGAAGACAGCTACTTGGTTCTAATATGGCCTGGTTCAGTTTAGCAAAAATTGCATTACAAGCTGGCGGAAAAATTTACGCAAATAGACAGAAAACTAAAATGGCTATGTCTGATGCACAGTTGATGCATGCAGAAAAGATGGCTCGGGGTGAAGAAGCTTACCAAGGTAAACTTCTTGAAGCTCGTCAAAACGACTACAAAGATGAATTTGTTTTGATAATTATTTCGGCGCCCATCGTGGTGCTCATGTGGGCAGTCATGTCTGACGATCCAACTGCAATGGAGAAGGTAAAATTGTTCTTTGAATATTTTCACGAACTTCCGAAATGGTTCACCAATTTATGGGTGCTTGTAGTTGCTAGTATTTTTGGTATAAAGGGTACACAAATTTTCCGTAATGGAAAAAAATAAGGAGATAAAAATATGAGACAAAACGGTGTAAGATCAAATGTCAGATTTCCATATGGAAGTGAAGGCATGAAAAAAGGTGGTCGTGTTAAAAAGAAACAAGGCTACAAAGATAGAAAAGATGAATCTATTGCTATGAGAATTAAAAAGAAAAGAACGCCTGCACAGTTAAAAGCTAGCAGAGATGAGTCTTACGGTAAGTTTGGTTCTAAAGCAAAAAAATCAGGCAAAATAAACAAATAAGGAAAGTTATGGCAAAACCAATACCAGCAGGTAAAAAAGGAAAAGGAATAAGAAAACTAAAAAAAGTAGCACCACAAGTTGCGAAAAGAATGGGTTACAAAAAAGGAAAGAAGGTTAAGTAATGGCAGGCAAAGGTTTATACGCTAACATCCACGCTAAAAGAAAGCGTGGTGGTAAGATGAGAAAAAAAGGTGCAAAAGGTGCACCTAAAGCATCTGATTTTGCAAGAGCAAAACAAACAGCGAGAAAAAGATAATGACAAAACTTTGTCCTAGAGGTAAATCGGCAGCGAAGCGAAAATTTGCTGTGTACCCTAGTGCATATGCGAACGCCTACGCATCTAAAATTTGTGCAGGTAAAATCAAAGATCCATCTGGTAAAAAAAGAAAAGACTTTAAAGGACCGAAACCTGCAGGTAAAGCTATGGGCGGTAGAGTCAATTTTAGAGGTGGTGGCATCTGTAAAAAAGGGATGAACAAGAATATTCTGAGAGCATAAAATGGCTGGTCTAAAAGAATGGTTCAAACAAGATTGGGTTGATATAGGCGCCAAGAAGAAAGGTGGAGGTTTTAAAAAATGTGGAAGAAAATCAGCAAGTGGTTCAAAACGAAAGTATCCAAAGTGCGTGCCTGCTGCCAAAGCAGCAAGGATGACAGACTCCCAGAGACGGAGTGCCGTTGTAAGGAAAAGAAGTAAAGCACAAGGTGTTGGTGGAAAACCAACTAATGTAAAAACATTCGCAAAAAGAAAATCAATGAGCATGGGAGGTTTAGTTTGAGAAAACAAGACAACATGCCAGCAAGAAATAAAAAGAATTTCAGACCTACAAAGTCTGGAGCAGGTATGACACGAGCCGGTGTTGCTGCCTATAGAAGAAAAAATCCCGGTTCTAAACTAAAAACAGCGGTCACTGGAAAAGTTAAACCAGGATCTAAAGCTGCAAATCGACGTAAGTCGTACTGTGCAAGAAGCGCAGGCCAAATGAAAAAATTTCCTCAGGCTGCAAAAGATCCTAATTCAAGACTTAGACAGGCTCGCAGAAGATGGAAGTGTTAATGAGAGACGCAATCTTAGAAGCATTAAGACAAAGATATGAATCGCACATTGCAGAAGCGCATGCGGTTATAAAAATCTATTTAGATAATCCTGTAGGTATTGGAGAACATCCACAGCATTTAGACGAAATAGATAAGCAACTAGAAAAAATCTCACAGGCAGAAGAAAAACTAGACGCCTTAGAAGATTTTTATGAACCAAAGGAACAAGAATAATGGAAGACTTTACATACATAGATAAGATAAGAAAAATAATTAAGATGAGACACGACGACATTGTATCAGCCATGGCTTCGGGTGGGGTTGACAACATGGAAAAATATCAGTATATGTTAGGACAGATACGAACGTATCAATATTTAAGTCAGGAAATATCCAGCCTGCTAGACAAAAAGGAGCGAAAAGAAAATGAAGGAACAGTCATCAACCTCGACGGCACAAAAGCCAAAGATTGAACTACCAAATAAAGAACTGGTAGGCGTTAGAAAACAACAAGATTTAAAATCAGATTCAGCTAAATTACCAAAACCTACGGGTTGGAGAATTTTAGTTTTACCGTTTAAACAAGCGGAAAAAACTAAAGGCGGTTTAATTTTAGCAGAAGACACCATCGAACGATCACAGGTTGCATCTACTTGTGGTTTAGTATTGGACATGGGTCCTCATTGTTATGACAAAGAGAGATACCCAGAAGGTCCTTGGTGCAAGAAAGGTGATTGGATTATATTCGCAAGATATGCCGGATCACGTATCAAAATAGATGGGGGTGAGATAAGACTTCTCAACGACGATGAGATCTTAGCGACCGTGGAAAACCCTGAAGATATATTCCACGAATTTTAATAACCATAGGAGGAAACTATGCCAAAAGATAATGAACCAAAAGTAGTGGATCTTGATGATAGTGGGCCTGGTGCTCAAGTCACATTTCCAGAAGAAAAACAAGTAGAGGAGAAAGAGTCAAATGAACCAATTATTGAAACTATTGAAGACAGTAATAAGTCCGATAACACACTTGAGAAATCTGATGAGTCAGTGGATGTTCGAAATGAACAGAAGCAGGAACTTAAAGAAGGCGGCGAAGTTAAGGAAGAAGCTGTGGAGCAAGGGGATAATAAGCAATCAGATAACTCTAAAGCAGTTGAAGAGTATAGCGAAGGCGTTAAGAAAAGAATAGCCAAGTTAACTAAAAAAATGAGAGAAGCTGAAAGGCAAAAAGAAGAAGCCATTCAGTATGCTAGACGTGTTACAGCAGAGAAAAATGAGTTAGGTAAAACGGCTACAAGTTTAGATAAAAATTACACACAAGAGATGGAAGGAAGAATTGCTTCATCTATTGCAGCAGCTCAATCAAAATTAGCTATTGCAAGAGAACAAGGTGATGCTAAAGCTGAAGTAGAAGCTTTAACTTCAATATCTCAATTGGGGTATGAACAAGGTAAACTTGCTGAAATTAAAAGTAGGCATGCTATGCAGGAGAAGGAAGCTAAAGCTAGACCGGTTCTTCCTACACAACCTGTTCAACAAACTCCGCCACCAGATCCAAGAGCTGAAGAATGGGCTAGTAGAAATGAGTGGTTTGGTAAAGATAGCGCAATGACTTACACTGCGTTTGATTTACACAGAAAAATTACCGAAGAAGAGGGTTTAGATCCTCAATCTGACGAATATTATGTAGAGATAGACAAAAGAATTAGGTTGGAATTTCCACATAAATTTGGTAAGACTAAGGTAGAACAGACTAGCAAACCTACACAAAACGTTGCCTCTGCAACGCGTAGTTCAAAGGCCGGTCGCAAATCTGTGAGGCTCACATCATCACAGGTCGCAATAGCGAAAAAACTAGGTGTGCCATTAGAAGAGTATGCAAAACAATTAATCACGAAGGAGGTATAAGCATATGACAAATAAAAAACCAACTCGTGCGAGCCAAGTTAAAAGTGATTCAACAAAAGTTGAAGCACAGGCAGCTAAGGTAAAACCAAAAGCAGCTTTAAAACCTTGGACTCCACCATCGTACTTAGATACGCCCAACGCGCCAAACGGATACCGACACAGATGGGTCAGGATTGAAACTTTGGGAGTTCCCGACACTAAGAACATACAAGGAAGACTAAGATCTGGGTATGAACTTGTAAGAGTCGATGAATATCCTCAAGATGATTTCCCAGCTATCACAGATGGCAAATACGCTGGAGTAATAGGTCACGGAGGCCTTGTGCTGACAAGGGTACCAGAAGAAATCGCGCGTCAACGAGAAGAGTATTATAGACAACAAGCTCAAGATCAAGTTGATGCAACTGATAACGATTTACTGAAGGAACAGGATAGAAGGATGCCTATCGATATTGATAGAACATCTCGTACCTTCGGTGGCAAACGATAGTTAAAAGAATTTAACGATCCAAACCAACGAATTAACATAAACCGTAAAACTGCGGATAGTAGTTTTACACAAGGAGAAACAATATGGCTAATGCGTCAACAGTTGGGTTTGGATTCAGACCCATTAAAATGGTTGGTCAGGCATATAATAACGCTGGACTCTCAGAGTACAGTGTTGCTGCTTCTTCTGCTTTAATTTCGCACGCATGTTTAGTGCAATTAACTGCAGACGGAGTTGTACTTGCTTCAGGGAACACAGATTCTAATAATCTGGGAACTTTGAATGGAGTATTCTATACTGATGCAACTTCAAATAAGCCAACATTTAGTAACTTTTCACCAGCGGCTAATACTGCGACTGATATAGTAGCTTTTGTAAATGACAATCCTCAACAAATGTTTGAGGTTATGTCTGCAGATACTGCTTTCAATCAGAACGAAGTAGGTCACTGTGCTGATCAAGTTAATGATGTTGGGGTATCTCCACTGTTTATTTCGAAATCAAAAATTTCGGCTACAACAGCGGCAGGTATCGCACAATTAAAAATAATCGGAGTTTCTAAAGATCCAGATCATTCAGATACTACTGAAGCAGGTTTTGCTTTAAGAGTAATGATAAATGAACATATCTTAGGAAACAACGTAGCAGGGATATAAGGAGGAATAACTATGGCTATATCACGTAATCAACTAGTTAAAGAACTAGAGCCCGGTTTGAACGCCTTGTTCGGCCTGGAATATAAATCTTATGAGCAGCAATGGTCTGAGGTTTACACAACTGAGTCATCTGACAGAGCTTTTGAAGAAGAAGTTATGTTGTCAGGTTTCGCACAAGCAAAAGTCAAGTCAGAAGGTTCTGGCGTAGCTTTTGACAATGCGCAAGAAACTTTCACAGCTAGATACACTAACGAGACAATTGCTCTCGCTTTTGCTATCACTGAGGAAGCTATTGAAGATAACCTGTACGACAGACTTGCTTCAAGATACACAAAAGCATTAGCAAGATCGATGGCGAGCACGAAAAATGTTAAAGGAGCATCTCCATTAAACAATGGACAACCTGGTGGATCATTCACTTCAGGTGACGGTGTAACTTTATTCAACACACAGCACCCAACGATTGCTGGTACGTTCTCGAACACACTTGCTACAGCGTCTGACTTAAACGAAACTTCATTAGAACAAGCATTGATCGATATCAACGCTTTCACTGATGAAAGAGGTTTAAAAATTGCAGCTAAAGGAGTAAAAATGATTATTCCTTCTGCTCTGCAGTTTGTTGCTGAGAGATTGATGAAATCTCAAGGTAGAACGTCAACAGCTGATAATGATATCAACGCAGTAAGATCAATGGGTATGATTCCTCAAGGATACAGAGTGAACAACTACCTAACTGATGCGGATGCGTTCTTTATCGTTACAGATGTGCCTAACGGTATGAAGCACTTTAACAGAGCTCCACTTACAACTAAGATGGAAGGGGACTTTGATACTGGCAATGTTAGATACAAAGCTAGAGAAAGATACGTATTTGGCGTATCTGACCCTAGAGGTATCTTCTCATCTCCAGGTGCTTAATCAGTAAGCAACTAAATATTTAATGGGGCCGGACACAATTCGGCCCCATTTTTTTTGCAACTTATGGAAACTATGGAAAAACCTTACAAAATCAAAATCAGAGCATATGGATACTGGACAGAATTTGATGTTAAAGCCATTAATGATGGCAAGGCATTAGAAGATGCGATAGTTGACAAACTAGGAAAAAATGATATAGTTTGGGACAAATCAGACTTTTATAGTCTGGCTAAAACATGGTTAACATACGAGGAAATTGTAAATGATAACAGACCTTTACAAACAAAAAACGTCCTTGGAGTTGAGCTGGCAACAAGAGCATAATATACACGGTAGATATACTCTTGATATGGTCAGAATTGATAGCAAGATAAGACAAGTTATCAATGAAATTAAGCATGAAGAAGCTAAGATTGCTACTAGAGAAAATGCAATTGCTGATTCGGCTCCACAAGTTTCAGTAGCTACTTAATCAAAAGCTACATCGCTGAAATCGCACTTTCTATTAAGGCTCTCTTGCACTTCCCACAAAACTAAGCTATAAAATACTCACCATACATTAATAAAACAAAGTAAATGTAGACGCGTATGGTCGACATCCCTAGGGACTACATTTATGTATTCTAGGAGGAATATAACAT